CATCCACAAGATCCGGCTTACCTTCACTTGTTGGTTGATTGGCTTTTGGAATGGTTCGAACGCCATGTTACGCTTAGGATGATAAAACAAGTGCAAGCTATTCAAGTTGAGCATGAAGACGTGACCGCTTGGACAGTGGCTGTCATGCACAAATGGTGCACCGTTGAACATAAGCGATTGGAAACCGCCTTTTGCTGTTTCTTCATCCATGAAACGTTGTTGTGGCTGAAGAAGGCTGTAGTAATAGCCATAGGTCGAACGTGTTCCAACAACCAAGTTTGGTTTTTCGGAATCAACCGAACAATCTTGGAATACAGCGTTCAATGCCGCGATGGTTGTAGTCGTGGTTGTTGAATCAACTTGACCTTCCCACCAGCTGTTTGTCGATTGCGCAATGCCGCCAACAGTTTGGTTTGTCGCAACAATGTCACGCAAGCCAACGATGGAATCGGCGTTTGTGCCGTCGCTGTAAAGTCCAGTGCCAAGCGCGTCTTTCAATGTCTTTTCTGCGATTTGCATTTTCGACTTCAAAAGATTCAATTGCTCGGAGTCACCAGCGTTTTTAAGTTCGTCTTCTTCGGTGATTGTAACGCCAGCATAAAGCGAACACCAATCATAGGCCGCCGCTGTAATGTTGTCGTTATCGGTGGTGGAAAGCGTGTCAGCGCCTTGATACCAGCCCGAAGCCGTGGTTTGAGCGTAGTTCAACGGAACGTAAATTTGTGTCCCGCCGTTAACGCTCTTGTACGAGCCTGACTTTTGGATCTTTTGCAGCAATGGGTTGCTGTCAAAGATATTGTCATGAAGTTTTTTAATGAAAAATTTGTCTGTAATCGCATTCAGTTGGTCGATACTTAAAGCCATTTTAGTTATCTCCTTAGTTTAGTTTATGCCTAGTGATTTTGCTGCGAACTCCGTCGCTTGGTCCCATGACATACTTTTGAGATTCGGCGTCGGTCCTGATTTGCTCGGAGTCGAACGACGTTCGATTATTCCAGCTTTGGCATTCTCCTGCCTTTCGGTAGAAGCATTAGCCTTTGACCGCTCTACTTCACGCTTAACCAGCTGATCATGGTAGAAAGCCTTGAACGCAGTATCAAAGGACTTGATGCCGTTTTGCACACCAAATTCTAAGACCTTGTACTCCAAGGATTTGCCACTTTCAGGGTCCGTTGCATCGAAATCGATATCAGAATATTTAGTTCTGATGGACTTCACTTGCTCTTCAAGCGCCCGATCCTCATCGTTACGAGATTGCGCAACTTTCTGTTGTTCAATCTCTGTCATGTATTGTGAAAATGGTTTCAGTCTTTCTTCAAGCAAAGCATTGATACGAGATTCATCAATGCCGCCTGCGTGCTCTTGCGCTTCGTTAGGATTTTGTCCGCGATTTAGCCAAGCCTGCTCCCAATGGGTGTACCACTCAGGATTTTTCTGTGCGTATTCGTCAAAGCGGGACCATTTGCCGTTTAGTTCTTCCGCTTTTTGTAGCTTTTCTTTCCAGTCCGCTTCACGGGTATTAACCTCATTGAGGCGTTGGGCATAATGATAACCCTGACTTGCCCGCCGGAGAATAGTTTGCAAATCTTCGTTGATCTTTTTTCCGCCATCGGCCGTGTATTCCAGCTTATGTTTTAAAAGATCTTCCATCGTCTTGAACTGAAGCGCAGAAACTTCCGGCGTTTTTTCAGACGATACGTCGCTTTCAACCGCTTCAGTCTTTGCAACAGTTGTATCACCTTCGGCTGTTCCGAAGGTTTCGATGTTTTTAACTAATTCTTCGGCATTGATATCATCAGACATTAAACACCCGCTGGGCCAACTGGTTTACCTTCACCGACCATTTGCATTTGCTTTGGCTTTGCAGCCGGATGCGAAGGGGCGGACGCTTCACCATTTCCAGATAGAGCGCCGACAATTTCATTGAACTTCTCAGCGATTTCGCTCAAAGACTCCATGACTTCAGGCGGTGCGCCCTCTAGTTGGCCGAATATGTCTGTAAGCATCGCAATGCCTTTAGAAACATTTGCGACTAACTTGGAAACTTCTTCCGGCGCTGATCCGCTTGGAGCGCCTTGCGATTGGCCTTGCGCTGCCATTTGTTCCATCTCTGCCATGATCATGTCCCCTTTTGTTGCGCTTCGGCTTGCATGGCTTTACGCTCATTAAGACGCGCTAAAACCGCTTCCCGATTTGGATAATCAATATTTGCTAGAACTTCTTCCTCATCTATAATACCACGATCAAATAGCTGCAACGTTTTCTGTTCTTTATCCGCCACTGCGAACGGCAATGCCGAGCTAGTATTTACGCGAACATCAAAACGGCCATTAATGAAAAACTCTTTAATCTCATTCGATGGAACAATCTGCCCATCAGGATTTTGAACAAACTCACGAAGTAACGCCTTCGTTTTCATTTTGCCCATGTCATCCTGAACCTTTTCGACAGACATTCTAAAATATTTAGATGCGCCCTGTTGGTTCGTTACGCGAAACACTCGCGAAGCCGTGTACTTCTCAAGTATTACGCCGATGTATTGTTGTCCCATGTCTCGGATAAAGGCATCCAAGTTTCGTTGTTTTTGGCGTATTCGAGTACGGGCCGCCTGTTGAAGTGCCTCAATTGCCGAAGCCGCTGTAACGCCAGCTGGGGCCTCGCCACGGGAAACGTCTTGCGTTCCGGCGACGTTGTTAAACCATTGTTGCATTCGGTCAATGAGCTGCAACGCCGCAGGTGAAAGTTGCACGCCTACTTCACGGCGAACCTCAGAACCAGGCTCTTTTTCAACAACAAGTCCCGTACGGTTTACAAGCATGTTCGGATCAATGCCCGATGTATGGTCGATGATCCAGACGGGATTGCCCATCAGATTCATGATCTCAAGTTGAGCATTCAAGATCTTGTTGAATACGCGCTGAGGGGACTCTAGTTGCTCGACTTCAGAAACGCCGTAGAACTCACGGGACAATAGATAGTTGTTGTATTTGCAGAATGGAAGCATTCCATGCTCAAACGGCAACGGGCCATCTTCCAGCTTCACGCCGCAAGCAACAACGACTTTTCTACCAAGCGGATAACGCTTTTTCACAATTACTTTGACTTGCGGCTCACCAAGATCATTAACGCCATCGGGCTCGGTGATCTCTTCCGTTTCATCAGGCTTTAGATACGCCGTAATCAAAAGCGTTCTTTGCTCGGCACTCTCTTTACCCTCAAGGAACGTAACATCAGGCATATCACGGTCAGTGGACGCGGCGCGGAACTTGAAATCGTTCAACGCTGTTTTTGAAGACGCGATAACGTCTTGAACGTCAGCCTTTAAAAGATGCGCCCATTCTGGATACTGCTTTTTAAGCCGTTCCGTATCAACAGGCTCGGCAGTGATTAGTCCTTGCGAACGCTTTTCGTTGATTTGGCGCGCTTCCGGATCAGGGTAAACATAGAAGGGATCGGTCGATTCAAACAAAGCAGAACCAAGACCGTAATCAGCATCGGGATCATATCCGATTTCGCCATATCCGGTGCCATACAAATAGCCGTCCAAAATGATTTCAGTCAGCGGAACAAGCCAGTTGTTACGGTCCCAATCTGAGTTAGAAATCTCATTTAAGATACCAGCAAACTCGGTATCCGAAGGCTCTTCGGCGATAAAGGACATTTGCGGACGAACATCTGTTTGAAGCGGAACGTTTCCTTGGATAACGTCCCAAACCATGTTGACTACTTCCTTTTGACGATACCTCGGCATCTTTATGCCGTCCCATTGATCGCCACGGAAGATCTTATAATAATGAAGCCAGTTGCGATCATATTTTTCACGATGCTTTTTGTATTTGTGAAAAAGCTTCATGACCATCTTCACGCAATCTTGATCTTCCGGCGTAATGTTCGGGGAAATGGAAGCATCAGTTGGCACCGCATTCAAATTTTCAGGTACGTTGCTCATGAGTTTATTTCGCCTAAACTGGTGTCTAAGATTTGCTTATATTCTTGCTCTGATTTTTTTTGCCGCATTTTGTCAAAGTGACTATTTATTTTCTCAACCGGCTCATTGCCAACTTCGATCAAGCCGCGTTCCTTAGCTTTGCGCCTAACTTCGGCGTTGTTTCTTACCACCTCACCGAGCACGGGCGAGAAGTGAGCGTTGTCCCAATCACTGGCACCATAGAACGATTGACGTGATGAAATATATCTTTCGGCCGATGCGTTGCACTTCTCGCACGTTTCGGGATCATCTATAAACTTTACAGACTTGATAACCTCGAATTCATGGGCACATGCTGAGCAGCGATAGGGATAGTTCACCAGTCAAAGTCCTCGCGTATTTTTTTCTTCAAAAGATGATCAGTACTGTGATGCCGCAAATCAATATTTTTAGCATTCGGCACTTGGGGTTTTAATGTTCTGAAATTTTGTGACTTGTGCATAGCATATATGGGATATCTAACAGAGTCCATTGCATGATCATGCTGCTTAACAGGCAGACGGTCCTTCACGTCCTTGTCTGGACCGGCGCCCTCATCCGAAGGGTAATGATAAATGGATATTTCATCAACAAAATGCCCAGCTTTACCGCGAACTACCTTGAACTTGTCTGTTTGAATGAGCTCATAAAGCGCGTCAATGCCAGGGCGAATGTCATTGTCAGCTGAGATTGCCGTGAGGCCAGCTTTGTTGAACTCGGCAATATTAGCAGGGGATGCGGGGTCACAGTAAAATCTCTCAACTCCGAAAATCTTTTGAAACCGTTCAGCCACTTCGACTAGCATGCCAATGGTGTTGCTAGTCTTATAGTATTCACCCACAAGATATACACAGCCGTCCGGTGTCAGAGCCAAGATAGAAATGCAGGCCGGTGCGGTATAACCCCAATCGACGCCGCCGAAAAAGCGCGTGCCTTGAGAAAATTCCGGCAAGTCCACAACATGTTCATCCTCTGAGAAGTTGTCATAAACAAGCCCTTCCAGTTTGTGGAACTCGCCACCATAGATCATGTTGAATCGGCGCGGGTCCATAGACTTCTTTTTGCGCTCGAATTCATCTTTCGGGAAGTAAGGGTTTTCGTCAGATCTTGCCTGAATGAGCTCCAAATCAGGCACTGAGGCGGGGGACTTTTTATATTTTCGGATATAGTCCGTGTAAATCCAGTTAAGCGAGTAGGGGGAAGTGGTGTATGTCATAGGAGCTTGTTTGAAAGACGCACGCGCTTGTAAGTTTTCATGAAAATAAAGAGACACCAAACCGGCCTCATCTAGCCAGACGTGACGAACATTCGTTATCCCGACAACGGAATCGGCGTCTGTTCCCGTTCTAAAATAACAGGTTCCGCCGTTATGCATTTTGAATGTAGCGTCTGCTTTGTTGTGCGTTCCATACCCTTCCATGATTCTAAGAAATGCAGGCAATGTTGCTTGATTTAAGATCTTGTACGTCGGCGCCGCAATGATGAATGCATCAAGCGGGTCTGTATAAGTATGCATTGCGATTTTTGTTCGCAATGCCCCTACAGTTGTTTTCCCGTATTGGATGCCGGACGCTAAAAGGACGATTTTCTTTTTAGAAAAAATCGCCGTTTCTTGTTTAGCAGAGTGGGGGCGAATGCTATTGATCAGGATTAGTCCACACAAATCAATGAAAACGACACGCCACCGGATACAACGGCGGACGCACGGAATTGCAATGATGGATACACAGGAACTTCGAAACAGCCACCGTTAGCCGCGACAGCGGTCGGGATTACCAGCGTTTGATATTGCATTGTAGCTGTTTTAACGCGGTCAGTAACTTGATGGAATGATCCGCCGGAATATACAGCGCCCCAGACGCTCAACTCAGCGGCTGTGCTCATGGTCCCAACATCGGCATAGATCTTGGAATACGCTTTATCGAGCACGAATGAAACAGTGCTGGCGCCAGATGCGACGGAATTTGGGTAAACTTTTATAGGGCCGTAGCTCATTTTGTTAGCTCCAAGTGTTTGAAGTCGATTGCATCACCTTGTTTTAGATCGGTAATCAATATCTTACCATTGACCTTCGATGACGAAAAGGGATGAAATCCCTCCCAAGTGGGCTTTAGACTTCTAAAAGATCCGAAGTTGACGCCAAACTGTAGGGTATCGCCCTTAGAAATGTCCACCGTAGCGATTAGCCGCCTGTTATGTTCGAGAACCATGTCTTTTTCGGGACCGCTGAGAAGTGAGCCAGAATCGCGGCCAGAGAATGCGTTGATCATTTCCTTGAACTCAGCACAATTCAGGCTATGCGGCGAATCAGGGAAAACGCCATCAACAAACTGCACATGCTTTTCCAAAACAAGGCATCCCACGTCATCAGCCCACTGCGGCACAGAATAGACCTCACGGCTATGGTCAGATAGTCCGTACTTGCCAAATGGGGCGAGCATCGAAACCTTACGCATGTCGATATAGTTCGAAGGATATGACGATTCACAGTAAAGCCAAGTCACGTCGCAACCGTTCAAGAAATCCTTAGCAAGTGAAACGTCATTGACGGTGTGCCCGCCCGTGGAAACGATTATCGGCTTGCCGGTTTCTTTAGCTGCGGCGAGAAGTTCCAAGTAGCAAAGATCAGACGACGCGATTTTGTGGCGTTTTACATACGGGTTAATGAACTTAAGACCTTCGGCAGAGAACGCGGTACACATAAACTCGATACCGCAAGCGTTAGCCTTTTCAGCAAGTCCAGCAATCCATTCCCTTGGAAGCGAGCACGCCGAAAGATCTCTGCCATTGAATCCGTATAGTTCTTCGGAAGTGAACATTTGGAACTTAACGGCGTTGGCACCGCATTTGGCAGCTAAAGAAATGGAGTTAAGACAATCTTCACGCGTTGCCCAATTAGAACCAACTTCCGCGATAATAAACATTGTGACCTCAATTATCGATCAGTAATAAATCATAACCCGCGACGACATCAGCATTGTTAGCACTGGAAGCCGTGACTCGCAAGATTATGTCCGTCTTTTCCGTGAACACCAGCCCGCCATAAATTTCATCTAAAAATCGGTCCGTGTTGGCGATTGTGAACGGGCGCCGAAGACGTGGCGCTGCATTGAATGCGCGTGTCCAAATCACCGCGTCCACTGCGGCGGTAGTTCCGCCACGAAT